TTAGTTAATTTTTTTTATTTCTCCAGGCTCATATAGTTTAAGTTCTGCTTCTTCAGTGTCAGAGTCGAAGTTAATATAATTTACATAGCTATTTATGAGCTGACGTTGTTTTTCTTTAGGCTGAGAGGAGATATCCTTGCATTGTTCAAAAAAGCCATCAAGAAAGCTTTCAGCTAGTTTATAATTATTATTTTGTTCTATTTCAGCTGATATATTTAAAAGGTCAGCTTTTAATGTTTCTATTTCAGCTTTATAATTTTTAATTCTATTAATGAGGATATCTGCAATAGAATCATCTAGAGATAACTTATCTACAAGTCCAGTTATTTGTTTTTCTTTATCAGCTATTTGTTTTTCTAAGGCAGACTTTTTTAATTTAATATCATTATCAAGTTTAGAAGCTGTATTCTTTTCACGAAGTTTATTTTTAAACTCCTCTTTATTAGTTGCTAATTCTTCAATTAAATTTAATACAGCTGGTTCTATTTCATTAGCTTTAATGTTTTTACAATTACATAATTCACCCTTAGATTTTCTTTTCATAGAGCATATATAATAATAAATCTTGTCTCCAGTTTTCACAGAGGTTCTACCATGTTGGACCAGCATATAATTTTTACATTTACTACAACGAAGCTTTCCAGTAAGAATTGCAGTATGAGTTTTACCTAAGTTTGGGAAGGTATTCTTATTCTTTTTGAACTGCTCCTGGACTCTTATCCATGTATCTGCATCAATAATTCCTTTAACATTGCTTACTGCAGCAATCCAATTTTCTTTATTTTGAACCCTTTTAGTAACTTTTCCATTGGAGCCAGCAACGGATTCAGTTTTGTTATAAGTTAATAGGCCATGTACTCCATCAGCTTCACCATATACGTTCCAATTATTGTCTTTAAGGTAATTTATCACCTCAGGAGCAGAACGCACGTAAACGGGGTTTTGAAGGATTATTTTAAGGCTGGTCTTTTCAAGTAGCACTGCAGAGTTAGATTTTATTTTATGTTGAGTAAACCATACTTCTGTTTTGTGGAGAGAACCTTGCTTAAGGTAAGTATCATAAATAAGTTTTACTAGTTCTAATTCTTCTTGATCCTGGACTAACTTTACAGCTTTTCTTTCATTTCCTTCTTCATCTATGTATTGTACAGGCTCACTCTTATAGCCAAGAGGAGTTCTTCCTCCACTCCAACGTCCATTCTTTGCAAGCTCTAACATATTATCTTTGACACGTTCAGCTATTGTCTCACGCTCTAATTGAGCGAATACAGAAGCAATATGTATCATTGCACGTCCCATTGGTGTACTTGTATCAAAGTTTTCTTTTATGCTTACAAAGTCACATTTAGCATCTTGTAGAACTTCAAGGGTAGAAGAAAAGTCCGCAACGTTACGACTTATTCTATCTAGCTTATAACACATTAAAATATCATAACTATTTATATTATTAATTAGCTTTTGAAATTCCGGTCTTATTAAATTTCTACCGCTAAAGCCTTCATCTTCATATGTGGCAAATTCTAAATCTTGCCCCATGTATTTAGCATTAGCATAGTCTTTACACATTTGGACTTGGTTCTCTATTGAATCACCAACACCAGTGTATTTTGATTTTCTCGAATATATTGCTATTTTCATTATTAACTCCTTTGGGTTTATTTATATTTATATAATAGACTTCTATGTTAAAAATATACATAAAAATATTCCCCTACATAATAATATATTAAGCAGGGGATTCATTAAAAAATAACGTGTCAATAATTTGCCTAAAATAAAAAGGTAGCAAAACTACCTTAACTATTATTTAAATCTTTTTCTAGTTCGGTAACTAGAATGTCGTCAGGAAGACCTTTTGATTTTATGACTCTATCTTGAATTTCAAATTTTGCATAAGCATAAATTAAATTAGTCATATTCAATATAAATGTAATAAGAGATTTAAAAGATATAAAAATTGAATATAACAAACAACTAGCAATAATTGATTTAATTAATGCGGTGCAATTTAATGTTATCCCAATATTACGATATATAAGATAGGATAATTTCATTCCTAATGATAAGAATATTAGGAATGAAAACCATACTAAAGGTTCAATACATCTAAGTACAGTTACTTTAAATGAGGATATTTTCTTCTTATCGTCTTGAGATAAAATTAATGAATATAATGAGTTCCTGTTAAAGCAAGCCATTATTATTGAAAAAGAGGCAATGAGCAGTCCAACTAAGCTAACACTTATTGTTAGGTTAAATTCAATCATGCTATTAAAAATATTAGAAAAGACTATTTTGGGCATTAAGTATAAAAATCCGAGCAATATTATTAAGAACAAAATAAATCCAGTTAATATTTTCTTAAAACTAAAATTATTAACCATAATTAAATCTTTGCATAAAGACCTGATATTATTATATGAATTATAATTTTCGTTTAATGTTGATCTAACATTTTTGTTTAGGCTCATAGGTTCCTCCTTTCAGAAGTGAAAATTACTTTATTAATGTCTTTAAACGTCCAAATACACGTTGATACACATTAAGATTTTCACTACTAGTTTCTCTTATTATCGATTTATGATTAACTTGATTATACACTTCAATTGAATTTACTTCAACTGGAACACCAGGTGAAATTTGCACATTAACTTTTTGTGAAACTTTATCTGGTGTAAGGATAATGTCGTCATCATTTTCGGTTTTACCAATTAATTTGAAATCAACGTGTCCAGAAGAAGTAATTATTGCATCCTCAATAACTTCAAATTTAGTAGGTTTAACTAGATTGGTGGCAACAGCTTCGGAATCAGTTTCATCTATTATACTATCCATTCGTTCAAATATATTATTAAAGTTTACAGGCTCATTGTTAGGTTTGTAAACTTTAAATGTTACTACACTGATTTCTTTTAAAGTTTTAAAACTTTCTTTTACTAAAGTTTCAGATTCAATAGGTATTATATTTATTTCAGGATAGGGGAATAATTTTTCAAGCACCTCTGTATTAAATGTTTGCAGGTATTTGTAGTAAACTCCATCAAAAACGCTGTCATTATCACTCCATTTATTCTTTAGCATTTGACGTTGCAATGAAATATATTCTCTTATTTTATATTTGGCGGTAGCGCAAAACTCATCAATTGAAGGTGCCCCTTTTTTATTAGGGAAGTAAATTAATCTATGATTATTTAATAAAAGGATAAATGTTGAATACGGTGCACTAGGAACTGTATATTCATCTCCAAAGAATCCAATTGTTTCATCATAGTCAGGACTTTTATCTAAGAACGTTTTTTTAATATGAATGCCTACAAGAGCTAAGTTACCATCAGGTAACTCTATTATCTTTACATCGGCCAGGTGAAATTTTGTGCCACTACGCTTTACCTCTCTAATAATAGTGTAGTCTGTAAATGCAGGCCAAATAATAGACTCAAAATAATCTAGCATACAATGTTTAATTCCGTGGCTCCTAAAGGTACAGTTAAAGTTGGCAAATTTACTTTTTTTATTTAAGGTATTTTCATCCATTACTAAATCCTCCTAGGTATTTAAAATATAAAACTTTAGATTATTCAAAACATCTTCAAAACAGCAAGACAAGGCTCAAAGTATATTAAATGCTTGTCTACTTCGTAGCATGTCCCATACTTGGCCTTGTAATGTTCAACTGCTTCAAGTAAGAATTCTTCTGTAACATTTAAGTGTTCTGCAAGCTCAAACCTTCCAGAGATACCTTTATCATATGCTTGTACAATAGAAGAGAGTGGGCAAAGCTTTTCATATGCCCAGTTGCGTGCAATTATTTCTTGCTTCATATTTTCTACTTTTCTAGTATCAATAATATTTCCTATAGTTTTAAAATAATGACCAATTTCTTCTGCTAACACACAGCGTTTTTCTCTATCAGTTTTCAATTTATTATCTATGTAAATATCACCATCAAGATACAAACCTTTTAAGGATGCTGGAAGGGAAAGCTCTTCAATAGGGATATATTGATATTCTTTCATTAGTTCTTCATAAGTCATATATAACACATCCCCTTGAGTTACTTCTTTCTGCTTTTTAAATATCCTATAAAGTTGTTGACTTCATCTATTTGTTCATCATCTAAATCATCAAGATGTGCTGCTATTGTTTCAATTTTTGGAGAGAGTTTTTTTTGTTTTGTAGTACTTGCAGGATGTCGTGTATCACTTGTTCCCATCAAGTAATCTAGTGAAACATCAAAATACTCAGTTAGTAATCTTAAAATATCACCTTTGGGCTCTCTTCCATTTTCATATCTTGAAATAGTAGATTTGGCTGTACCAAGAGCATTGGCTAATTGTTCTATAGATAATTCTTTTTCTATTCTTAACCCTTTTAATCGTTCTGCAAAAGTTGCCATTATAACACCTCCTCATATAATTTTATAGAAGTTGTTCCCAAAATAAAATCGCAGTTCCCAAAAATGGTATATTTTTTTTAAAAAAGTGTTGACAAGTTCCCAAAATGGAATTACTATATAAATATACCGGTTCCCAAATGGGAATAAGGAGGTGGTATATTGATAAATTTAAGAAAACTTAGGGGACTAAGGGTTGAAAAAAATTATACTCAGGAAAAGCTTGCTAACACAGTAAATATTCCTATTTCTACTTATAGAAAAAAAGAAAGTGGAGAAAGTCCATTTAAGCTGGAAGAAGCATATGAAATCTCTAAAGTGTTAGGTAAAGATATAGAGTCAATTTTTTTTACAAACGAAGTTCCTGAATGGGAATAAGATGTTGATTAACATTAACAAACTTAGTTTAACCAGAGCATGACCAATTTATATATCAAATTGGAACCAAACAAAAGAAAACGGAATAGGATAAAGTGAAAAACTATTTAATGGGGGTGGGGGAATGGCAATAAAAGTTAAGCTGATTCCACCAAAAGATATAGAAGGAATCAAGAAGAGCATTTTAGAGTTCTTAGTTGATGCAGCAATAGAGAGCCATACACCACAAGAAATTGAAGCTGTACTTAATTACTGGGAAAGAAAGAAAAAAGAAAAGGTGGAAGTAAAGTGAGGAAAAAGAAATCAGATGGCACTAAGCTGGGATTAATATTTCAACTACTAATAGTGTTAGGATATTTTCTTTACACAAAGGCAGAAGAATTACAAAGTTTAATTTCAAAGTTCTAAAGAGCAGACTAGCTCAATTATATGGGCTAGATATTTTTTAACCTTGAGTGCGAAAAATGCGGTAGAAAAAAGGAGTAAACAGTACATATAAGAGAGTTTAAGCCTTAAAGTAAATTTAATGTATAAAAATGTAATAAGATTTACGGCATTAAAATTCAAATTATTCAAGCGGCTCGATAGAGGGTAAACAAATATAGAAAGGTGGAATTGATGTGAACAAACAAGAATGCATTGAACAGTTACAAAATCTTAAGGCTCATTGTAGTGATTGGGGTGATGAAGAACCTTGGATAAAAGATGTTAAAGCATTAGAAATGGCTATTAAAGAGTTAAATAAAACTACTCCTGGAGTGGAAGTCCAAGAGCAGTTCGTAGGTGAATGTGATAATTGTGGGTATGTAAATACAATTAATTTACAGTTACCTAAACACATAGTCCCTAAATTTTGCACACAATGTGGATGTGAAACTAAATACATTAAAAAGGCTCTTTAGTAGCTAATGTCGTTTCCTTTCCACATATAGGACAATATAAAGCAAATTCAGGCAGTTCAACATTTTGACTGTTGATAAAACAGTTAGAATCTGAGCAAGTATTAAATTCTAAAAGTTTGCCGCATTTCATGCAATAAGTTGCAAATGGACTTTCATATGCAGGTGCATTGCAGTGTGGACATTTACTCATAAATATCACCCCCTTCCAATAATATTCTAACATTTACTGGGGGATAAAACAAAAGGAGGTAAAGTATGAACGATTTAATTAAAGTCACAACTACTGGTGAAGACATAACATTAAGTGCCAGAGAGTTACATGAGTTTTTAGAAATTAACTCTAATTTTACAACATGGTTTAAAAGAATGTGTGAATATGGTTTTACTGAACAGACAGACTTTATTCCAATTTTGGAAGAAAGTAATGGTGGAAGACCAGGAACAGATTTTGAAATTAAACTAGACATGGCTAAAGAAATAGCAATGATCCAAAGAAGTGAAAAAGGTAAACAGGCTAGACAGTATTTCATCCAGGTGGAAAAAGATTGGAATAGTCCAGACAAGATAATGGAAAGAGCTTTAATAATTGCTAGAGCAAGAGTTGAAAAACTTACTTTAGAAACTAAGCAACAAAAACAGATTATTGGAGAGTTAAAACCTAAGGCAGATTATACAGATACCATTCTTAAAAATAAAGGTTTAGTTACAATAACTCAAATTGCTAAAGACTATGGAATGAGCGGACAAGCCTTTAATAAGTTACTGCATGAACTAGGTGTGCAATATAAGCAGAGCGACCAATGGTTACTATATTCAGAACACCATAGCAAAGGATATACACATTCCGAAACAGTTCCAATAACAAGAAGCAATGGAACTCCAGATGTGAAAATGGTTACTAAATGGACACAAAAAGGGAGGCTGTTCCTATATGACTTACTAAAGCAGCATGAGATATTACCAACTATAGAAAGAGAGGAATAGCAATGAGCAAGAGAGTTAAAACAACAGATGCAGATATAAGAGTAAACACAACAACTATTGAGGTTATAGACATTAATGGAATTAGATTTGAACATGACGAGCAATTACCTTGTGTACAAGTTTATATGACTAGTTGTGATGGTGAGGAATTAGATTTACTTGATGAAATTGAAGTAACTGAAACAGAACCAATAATAAACTTTGATGATTTAAAGAGAGTTTCATTAAATTGGTATTTCAATAATGTTGAAATAGTTAAAGAGGTTAAGGAGGAAATGCAGTAATGAAAGCAACAGGAATTGTAAGAAAAATTGATGATTTAGGAAGAGTGGTTTTGCCAATCGAATTAAGAAGGACTTTGAATATAGACATTAAGGATCCAGTGGAAATATTCATAGAAGGTGACTTAATAATCTTAAAGAAATATGAGCCAGCTTGTGTATTCTGTGGTGAAGCTGCTAATGTTGAAAACTTCAGAGGTAAAAATGTTTGTAAGAGCTGTGCAGAGGAGCTTGGAAGGAAGTAAGGTTATGAGAATGATGAAGATTATGGATTTCTCACTAAGGATAATGTTCATTATTGGATTCTGGTTTGTATTGGGATGTATAGCAACTTATGTTGGTTATTAGGAGGGAGAAGTCAGTGAAAGACATAAAGATAAAAGGTGAAATAATAAAAATGGACTTTGAGCAGTGCTACTGCCAATTCGCACCACTCAGAGCCCGCTTAGTTAAAGAATTTGAATATCTACCACACTGTGAACTTGATGATGTAAAGCAGTTAGTAGATATGAACTTTTACAAAGCCTATATCAATTATAACATAGAAAGAGCTGAATTTATAACATTTGCAATCAATTATATTAACTGGGCATTGAAAAGATTAAATAGATCGCATCATGCACAGAAAAGACAGTCTTATGATATCGTAGTAAACTCATTAAATGTTTTTAATGATAAATGCGACTCGCCAACAGAGTTCATAGAAGCAATAACAGATAATACTGACATTACAGAAAATATAATTTTAAAGTTATGTTTAAAGAATGCATTAAATAATTTAGATGAAACTTGTGTTACTGCAAATAAGTTATTGATGAAGAAGTTTAAACAGCAAGAGGTAGCAGACATACTTGGAGTTAGTCAAGTTCAAGTATCAAGATTTAAACATAAGTTTCTAGCGGCATTAAAAAGAGAGTTGAGTGCATAGGAGGAAGTTATGTTAAGCATTGGAGACAAAGTAAGAGTTAAAGATTCCGACATAACAGGAACCGTAATTCGGCATGGTGGACAAGGGTTGTATAACTTAGACCTAGAAACGGAGCACAGTGTTTTCGATAGAACAGTGTTTGGATATTGGGAATTAGAGAAAATTGGAGGTAATGAGGATGAATAAATTTGATTGGGATAAATTTAAAAATGAAAAAATAGCTGTTAATTGCAGAACAGAAGAAGCAGCTAAAGAGTTTATTGAAGAGTGTTATATCAGAGGGCTAAAGTGGATGAATGGATCAAGAAATATTACTTATTACAATATCCATGGAGCAGAAATTGCATATACTTTCAATTTTAGTGGTTTTGATAGTTTGGAATATGCAAGTACTTGTTGGTACAAACAAAATGGTTGTGAAATAGTGGAATATACTTCTGAAAAAAAGCAAACAGAGTTCACATTCCAAGAGGTTATAGCAAGGAATGTGCCAGGGGTTTATGTAAAAACAGTTGATAATTCTTTAAGAATTGAGCAAGTTTTGATTAGACAAGATGGGTACATTGAGATTAAAGCCGATTATAAAGGAATAGACTTCGTAGGTGGATGTTTAGGTATAACTGATGATGTTAAATTCAAGCTTGAAGAATCTAAACAAAAGTATCTAATACTAGAGATTGAGCATCAACATAACGGGAAAATTTATAATTTTAGAAGTGATACATCAAATCTTGATATTGGCCAATTTGTGATATGTGATACTTCTAAAGGTAAGAGCTATGGAAGAATTAGAGAGATGACTTGGGAAGAGTTAACCCAAAAGGGATATGAGGAATTAAAGAAATGTTGGAGGGCAATGTAATGAAAATTATATTAAAGAAACTTGAATTGAAAAACTTTAAGGGTATTAAAGATTTAGTTATAAATTTTGGGGATGTTACTAGCATAAGTGGTAAAAATGCAACTGGTAAAACCACTGTAGTGGATGCGTTCACATGGTTGCTATTCGGTAAAGATAGCAAGGATAGAACTACCTTTAACATAAAGACACTGGATGCAAACGGAGAAGAGCTACACGGGTTAGAACATTCTGTAACTGGAGAATTAGAAGTAGATGGACAAGCCATTACCATTCAAAGACTTTATAAAGAAAAGTGGACCAAACAAAGAGGGCAAGCTCAGGCAGAACTTAAAGGACATACCACAGAGTATTTCATAAATGAGGTTCCGACATCAATGAAGGACTACCAGGCAAGGGTAAATCAGATATTTGAAGAGAATAAATTCAAACTTGTAACGAGTCCATTATACTTCACTAACCTTAAATGGCAGGACCAAAGGAAAATGCTCCTAGAGATTATAGGTGATATAGACGAGGAAACAGTAATTAATTATAACCCTAGTTTATCACCTCTTAGAGAGTTACTTATAGATGGTATAGATAATCTAACTAAAGTTGTTAAGGCTAAGATAAGCAAACTTAAGGACAATGTAAAATCTATACCTTTCAGAATAGATGAATGTAATAACTCTATAATTGATGAAGATTTTCAAGCACTAGAGTTCAGAAAAAGAGGTATTGAAAGTGGTATTAAGTCCTTGGATGAAAGTATAGAGGATAAATCTAAGGTAAATGATAGAAAGTTGGAGCTAAGCAATAAGATATTTGAACTTAAGCAACAGTTCCAAGCTAAATATAACAAAGCTAAATCAGATTTGGAATCACCTAAAATGCAACTCAAAAATAACATACGAGAATTAGAATTTAATCTTCAGGACCAGGAGAGAGATTATAAGTCTGCAGTTAGAACTGAAGAGCAGTTTGAACGAGAAATAGCTGAAAATAAAAACTTAATTTCAAGGCTAAAATTTGAGAATGAAGGGTTAAGGGAAGAATTCTCAAAGGTTAAAGCTGAGGTTTTAGAAATAGATGAAAGTAAGTTCATATGCCCTACATGTAAAAGACAACTTGAAGCAGAGAATATTGAAGCAACTAAAGCTGAATTGCTTTCTAATTTCAATACTAACAAAGAGAAAAGACTAAAGGATATACAAGCTAGAGGTAAGACAAACAATGCTACTATAGCGAAAATAGAAGCCAATATAAGCACTCTAAACAATAAGTTGATTGAAACTTCTGAATACATCAACAGTATTAAGTTGAAAATTGAAGAAACCAAAGAACAGATTAATAATTTATCAGTTCAACTCTCAAATTCAGATTGCACTAAAGAAATAAAGTTTGAAGGTATGGAAGAACTAAAAGCAGAGATTAAAAACCTTGAAGATGAAATGAGGTCCATCTCCATAGGTGACAGTAACATGGAGCTTAAAGTAAGGAAAGCTAATCTAGTAAAAGAACTTGAAGAGGTTAATAGACTATTAGCAGGCAGAGAAAATAACAATAAGTTAATCCTAAGAATTAAGGAACTTCAAGCAGAGGAAAGAAGTTTAGCAGCTAAAATCGCAGAGTTAGAAGGACAACAATTCCTATGTGAAGAGTTCATCAGAACTAAAGTGGAGTTGTTAGAAGGAAGTATTAATAATAAGTTTGCTGGATCAATTAGTTTCAAACTATTTAACAAGCAAATTAACGGTGGCTTGAACGAATGTTGTGAAGCAACCATAGATGGAGTTCCATTCTCTAATGCTAATACTGCAAGCCAAATAAATGCAGGCTTAAGCATAGTGAATACTTTATGTAGCCACTTTGATGTACAGGCCCCAATATTCATAGATAATGCTGAAAGTGTAAATAGAATAGGTGAAACAGACAGCCAGTTAATTAAATTAATAGTAAGTTTAGATAATACATTGAAAGTTGAGGTAGAAGGATAATGGCAGATAATAAAGCAGTAACAGTTCAAGAGAAAAATATAACGGAGAAAACTCTTTCAAGGGTTAAACAATTAGAAAAAGATGGAGACTTAGTTCTTCCTTCAAATTATAATTACGGAAATGCAATTAAGTCAGCTTACTTAATACTACAAACACTAGAAACAAGAGATAAAAGGCCAGTTCTTCAAGCTTGTACACAAGTTAGTATAGCAAATGCATTATTAGATATGGTTATCCAAGGGTTGTCTCCATCAAAGAAACAGTGTTATTTCATACCGTATGGAAACCAACTACAGTTATCTAAAAGCTATTTAGGTAATATTGCATCAACTAAAAGACTAAAAGGTGTTAAGAATGTTTACGCAAACTGCATATATGAAAAAGATGATTTTAGTTATGTTATAGACTTAGAAACTGGACTTAAAAAAATTACTAAGCATGAACAGAGCTTTGAAAATATAGATATTACAAAAATTAAAGGTGCTTATGCAGTTGTAGTTATGGAAGATGGTAACAATTATGTTGAAGTTATGAATATAAATCAAATTCATAATGCATGGAACCAAGGTGCAGCTAAAGGAAATTCTGGAGCACATAAGAACTTTACTGACGAAATGGCTAAGAAAACTGTAATTAACAGAGCATGTAAGAACTTTGTTAACACTAGTGATGATAGTGATATCTTGATTGAAAGTATAAACAGAACTAATGAATACAGAGAAGAGGACATAATTGAAAATGTACAAGCAGAAGTTAAAGAAGAAATAAAAGAAAATGCAAATAAAGAAGTACTAGACATACCATTTGCAGAGGAACCAACACAGGAAGTAGTTGAAGCCGAAGTTGTTAGCGAAGAAGAATTTAATGAAGCAGGGTTTTAACTATGATTAAGGTTTTAGCAAGTGGATCTAAAGGAAACTGCTACACCGTTCAGGCTGGGGGAGAAATCCTCCTCCTGGAGTGTGGCATAGGTTGGAAAGATATTTTGAAAGGCTTAAATTTCGATTTAAGTAAGGTTGTAGGCTGCTTAATAACTCATGAACATAAGGACCATTGCAAGGCAGTAAATGAGGTTATGAAGGCTGGAATAGATATTTATATGAGTGAAGGAACTGCAGCAGGTATTGAATTTAAAAATCATATTTATGATTACAGAGTAAATACTGTTAAGGATGATATTTTCCATGTAGGAAACTTTAAAGTACTTCCATTCAGAGTACAGCATGATACTAATGAGCCACTAGGGTTCTTAATTTACCACAAAGACATAGGGAAGATAGTATTTGTAACTGATACTTATTATCTCAAATATGTTTTCCATAATGCGGACCACATCTTAGTTGAATGTAACTACTCAGAAAGAGATATAAAAGACCTTCCAGATTATAAAGTAAGAGTACTTAAGAGCCATCTAAGCTTAGAGACATTACAAGAAAGCTTGATGTTATGGGACTTAGAAAAAACAAAAACTATAACTCTTATACATCTTAGTGAAGCTAACGGAGACCCAGAGTACTTTAAAGAAGAGATTGAGTTTACTACAGGCAAAAGAACATTTATAGCAGTACCAGGATTAGAGGTGAAATAAATGGCGGAAGGTGTAAAGTGGATTCGAATAAATACAGATATGTTTGATAATGCAAAGATAAAGTACCTTAGGAGACTACCTGATGGCGATAAGATTATTTTGATATGGGTAATGCTACTCACGAAAGCTGGTAAATGCAATAGTAATGGCTATATATTTCTAACTGAAAATATACCATACACACCTGAAATGTTAGCTGCTGAATTCGACTTTGAAGTCAGTACAGTTAACTTAGCTTTAGGATCACTTAGCAGATTGAACATGATACAGCAAAAAGAGGAAACTTTATTAGTTACAGGTTGGGAAGAACATCAAAATGCTGAAGGTCTTGAAAAAATAAGGGAGCAGACACGTAAAAGAGTGGCTAAGTGTAGGGAAAAACAGAAGTTAATACCTAGTAACGTTACAGGTAACGTTACAGTAACGGAGAGTAACGCAACAGATATAGAAAGAGATATAGATATAGATATAGATATAGAAAGAGATAATAGTATATCTAAAGATATACTTGTACCAAAACATTTGGTACCTATACAAGAAAAATGGAATTCATTAGGGTTATCTAAGATTAGAGATATTAAAGGTAATAGGCTTAAGTTATTAAATGCAAGAATAAAAGAGTATGGACTAGATGGAGTTTTAGAGGCAATAGAAAATATCAAATCAAGTTGTTTTTTACGAGGTCAGAATAAAGATAATTGGATTATAGTTTTCGATTGGCTCATTAAACCTAATAATTTTAAAAAAGTGCTTGAAGGTAATTACAAGGATAAGGAGGTTAATTATGGACACAATACAAGCAGTACTGGAGAGAATAAGAAGTGGGATTACACAATCCCAGAATGTGAACTCACAGAAGAAGAAAGAAGAAGAGCAGCAGAAGAATTACTGTAGTATCTGTGATAATGTTGGATTCATTCCAGTGGTAGATAATGAGGGACATACTAGATACAGACCATGTAAGTGTAGAGAAATGCTTAAGGTCCAAAAGATATGGGAGCAGTCAGGTATATCAGTTAATGACATTGATAAGAGCTTTGCTAACTTTGAAGCTTGGAATAATGAAATTAGAGCCATGAAGGATAAAGCTACAAGCTATTATCTGCAGTATTCAAAGATAAAAGCCGATAGGTGTAATTCAATAATGCTTTGTGGCAACCCTGGGTGTGGTAAAACTCATTTAGCACTGGCCCTAGCTAATAACCTTTTAAAAAATAAAGGTGTTCCAGTGGTGTATATGCCTTATAGGGATGTAATTACAAAGATTAAGCAGAATATGGTTGATGAAGAGTATTATAAAAAGACTTTAAGTAAGTATCAAAATGCAGAAGTGCTGCTTATAGATGATCTATTCAAAGGGAAGGTGAATGACACAGATATAAATATAATGTTTGAGTTAATTAATCACAGATACCTAAATAGGCTGCCAATGATAATTAGCACAGAGTTTACTGTGGACAAGCTATTAAGTTTTGATGAAGCCATAGGAAGTAGGCTCTATGAAATGGCTAAAAGCTATGTGGTCCAGATCGAAGGTATTAAGAACAACTACAGAATGAGATAGGAGTAAAGAGATGTACTTTGGAGAAATATTTGTGGCAATTATGATTTTCATATGTTTAGGAACATTATTATTTGAATGGGAGAAGTAGTATGAAAAAGTTGAAAAAGTTAACGAGAAATCAGAAGAAATTTTTAGCGGAGCAAGGATATAATGCAGATGATTTCTTGCTCGAGAGAAAGGATGCATGGAACTTCGTGTTTTATAACATTCATACAAAGCAACTTATAGAGTTTAGGTACTAGGGTGTTTAAAGGAGGAACAAAATGTTTAACGGACGAGTTAATTTAGTAAAAAGAAATAAGTTAGTACATGCTGGTATTAAAGTGTATAACGGTGGTTGGTACATCATTAGTGCATGTAACACTACATGGGATATAAAGGATAAGGTTGAAGAAGGTAATGCTTCAGAGGTTACATGTAAGAGGTGTAGAAAACTGTTGGAGAGAGCAGACGAAAACGGACACGTAGTTTTAAAGCCTAATAAAAGGTAGTCTGTAGAAAACAAGAATTTAGGAGGTAAGTAAATGAGAGTAGAGTTAGGTAAATATATTATTCAAACAGATGAAGTTCAGTTTGTAGTTAAGGAAAAGAAAGTAGTTCAACCTGGAAAGCTCACAAAGGAAGAAAATATCGGTAAAGAAATAGAAAAGGATATTGCATACTGTTCTAGTTTTGAAAATGCTTTGAAATTCCTTTCCAAAAGAGCTTTTATCGACAATGAGGATATAAGAGACGTTGTGAAGGAAACGAAGGTTCTACAAAGCAAAATAGAAGGTTTAACACAGTTGTTTGAGTTAGAAGGAGGTAAATAAAATGGATACAGTATTAGTTTTGTTAGCTATTGGTTTATTAGCAACTTTTCATTTAATGAGTGTTATTACTCTAAAAAATAGATTAGAGAGCTTACAGAAAGGAATAGACAAGCTAAAAACTACTTGCGATTACAAAGCTAACAAAGTAGTTGGAGATATTAAAGAGATAGTTGATGGTAATGCTGAAAAAGTTAATAGAGTTACTAAACAGGAGACAATGAGATTAATTTATGCATTACCTAAAATCTATTTAGTTGATAGGAAGGCTAGGAGGAACTAAATTATGGTTAGAAGTAAATCAAATAAGTGGCAAGACATAACTAAGAAGTATCAGGGTAGAGCTCTTACAGAATATCTTATGATGCAGTATATAAAATCTGGTAAGTATTCGAAGTTAGGAAAGGAGTACGGAGTTGCTGCTTCAGTTATATCTGACAACATTAAAAAGTACATTGAAGATGTTAAATATGACAAGCCTTATCTATATGAACTTTATGAGGATAAGATTAGAGAAAGTAAGATTAATAATTATTCTGGTAAGAGATTTGACCCAAGGTTATTTCAGAAACTTCCAAAGGAAATGGAGTATACAAAGTTACTAAGCATTTTAAAGGATTATAATACTAAGAACATTACCGGTAATGATGTTGTAAATCTAGCAAAACAAAATAGCATAAAGCTATATAACATTGATTTGTATAGCGGTTCTAAAAAATACATTAAATTTTAGGAGGAAAAGTATGAAAACAAGTATTAATTTAGACAGATTAGCAGATGGAGCAGTAGCAGAAAGATTCAATGATGCATTGCAGAAGATTATGGAGAATATCGAGGATCCAAACACAGACCACAAGGTAAAAAGAAAATTAACCCTAGAAATGACATTCGATTCTACAGAAGATAGAGCTTTAAGTGAGGTTACTGTAATTGCAAAAACTAAGTTGGCACCAAGAAAAGCTATAGCTACTAAGTTCTTAATAGACAAAGATATGGATGGAACCATATTAGCTACAGAGTTCAAGAAACAGATACCAGGACAAACTTATATAAAAGTTGATGATGAAACTGGTGAAATACTTGATGGTTCAAGTGATGATACAGAATTCAGCAATTTAGATGGTTTACAGATAGTAAAATAAATAATTTTAGGAGGATTGTAAAATGATAAGTGAAGGAATTAAAGGAGCAATTGAATTATTAATTAGGGAGGGAGAAGGAAAGTTTATAAAAGAAAACATTCATGGAGCTACTTATACTAATAAGAACTTGGAAAGAATACAAGTACCGATGGCAAATGCAATAAAGACTACAACATTAACATCTATAGTGGATTATATTAAAGAAAATGTTGATTCCTCTTCAGATGAAAATATCATAATTCATGTTGAAAGCTACAATGAGGTAAGTATTAAGAAAGAACTTAATTTAGATAGAAAAAGAGAGTGTTTAATGAGAGCAGAAGCACTTACACCTCAAATAACTACAAATAGATTTACTGACACAGAATCATTTAATATCATGCTTCAAAGCAGCTTTGTAGATAATGACGATAGAAATAAGTTACTGAAAGTTAGTGGAAATATTCAAGATAAAACAGTTAAACAAGTAAGCGATGATGGTACAAGCCAGGCAGTAACAATAAAAGCAGGAGTTGCAAATGTAGCTGATGTAAGAGTTCCAAACCCAGTACTATTGGCACCATTCAGAACTTTCCCAGAGGTTAAACAACCAGAGAGTAAGTTCATATTTAGAATGAAAGATGGTCCATCATGTGCGCTATATGAAGCAGATGGAGGAGCATGGAGAAATGTAGCAATGGAAAACATAAAGACATATCTAAAGGCTAATTTAGCGGAGTTTAAGAATGTAAAAATAATATCTTAGACAGGAAGTAGACTTAATGAGGACACAGTTATAATTCTGTGTTCTCATTAAGAGATCTTATTTTAAATTATACTGGAGCTAATGTATGAGAACTAAAGTATGTAAGATGTGTGGTAAAGAGTTGTCAATTGAAAGTTTCAACATAAGAAAAGGGTATAAGGATGGTTATAATACAAAATGCAAGAAATGCGAAGTTAGATATAACCAAGAATATTATAAAAAACATAAAGCTGAATTAGATGAAAAACATAAAAAATATCGTGAAAATAATAAGGAATATTTAAGTAATCTAAGGAAGCAGTATTATAAAAGCAATAAAGAAAAGGAATTAGTACAGGCTAAGATGTGGAGAAATAAAAATAAAGACAAAATAAGAAATTCATCTAAAAGGTGGTATGAATGTAATAAAGGCAAAGTATTAGTTAAAAATCAACGCAGGAGAACTAAACTTAGTGAGCTACCAGCTACAATTACTAACGAACAGTGGATACAAATTAAAAATGATTTTAAAAACAAATGTGCATATTGTGGAAGAAAATTGCCTTTGCATATGGAGCATTTTATACCATTAAGCAAAGGTGGAGAAATGACAGTCAACAATATTATACCTTCTTGTAAAAGTTGTAATTGCAGCAAAGGTACTAAGTTATTTCATGAATGGTACAAAGAATATGAACATTATGATGTGACAAGAGAAAAACATATATATAAATACTTAAGATATGTGAATAGTGGGATACAACAATTAAAAATTATATAGTTATAAGATTCTATTATCATATGAAAATCAAATAAGAATGAAAGAAGGTAGTATTTATGAATTTAGTAGTCTTAAAAGGAAGATTAACAGCTGATCCAGAGCTTAAGTTTACAGCAGGAAAAGGAACTGCAGTAACAAGTTTTAAATTAGCAGTAGATAAAGGGTTTGGAGATAACAAGAAAACTGCATTTATTCCAATAGTAGTTTGGGGAAAGAGTGCAGAAGCAGTAGCTAATTATACTCGCAAAGGTAGCTTAATTCTAGTTAGAGGAAGCATTGAAACTAGAAACTATGAAGGTAAGAACGGAAAAGTTTATGTAACGGAAGTAGTTGCAGATATGTTTGAAGGAGTAGAGTTCCTGGATAGTAAGAACAATAGCAGCAACAATAGCGAAGGTGGATATCAGCAAGGAACTATTCCGGGAGATTATTTCGGCAATGGAGATATGACACCAATAGATGATGGGGAAGACATGCCATTTTAGATATTAGGAGGATGATAAAGTGAGGTTAACTTTTTTAGATTTTTTTAGTGGCATAGGAGGGTTTAGAAGAGGTATGGAATTAGCTGGGCATACTTGCTTAGGTCACTGTGAGATAGATAAATATGCCAATATGAGTTATGCAGCAATGCATAATCCAAAGGAGGATGAATGGTTTGGAACAGACATTACAATTACTAGGGCAGATGAACTTCCTAGAGCCGATTGCTGGTGCTTCGGATTTCCATGTCAAGACATTAGCATCGCAGGAAAACAGCTTGGGTTCAGAGGAAATCGTTCGAGTTTGTTTTTCACAGTTACAAGACTTATTAGGGACACAAAAGAAGAAGATAGACCCAAGTACCTTTTTATTGAGAACGTTAAAAACTTACTTAGTGTTAATGGAGGATATGACTTCCTCAAACTTCTCATTGAATTGGATGAAATCGGGTATGATGCAGAATGGCAAGTTCTCAATTCAAAAGATTTCGGGGTGCCACAGAACAGGGAAAGGGTGTTCATTATCGGACATCTTAGAGGAGCAGGTGGACGAAAAGTATTTCCTATCGGAGGAAAGACAGAAAAAGCTAATATTGAAATAGTTGGAACTACTGATATTAGGACATTTACAGAAAATAAGCAAAAAAGAAATATTGTTTTAGGTGTAGATGGTATATGTAACTGTTTATCTGCAACTGACTACAAACAACCTAAACAAATTATTGTTAAGGGGGTATTACATATACCAGGTCAAGATTGCATTAAAAGAGTTTATGGACGTGAGGGGATATCACCTAGTTTAAATTCTATGCAAGGTGGAAATAGACAACCTAAAATATTAGTTAGAGCTGTATTAACACCTGATAGACTTGAAAAAAGACAAAATGGTAGAAGATTTAAAGCTGATGGAGAGCCTATGTTTACATTAACAGCACAGGATAGACATGGTGTAGCTATAAAAGAAGCCACTAAGAAGGGCTATGATATAGCATATGAAGGAGACGGTATAAATTTAGAACAGCCTAACTCCAAGACAAGAAGAGGACGAGTTGGCAAAGGGATAGCAAATACGTTGAATACTTCATGCAATCAAGGTGTATTAGAAGGTTACAAGGTAAGAAAACTCACACCAAAAGAGTGTTTTAGACTTCAGGGGTGGTCAGATGATTATTTTGAAAGAGCTGCAAGTGTATGTTCAGATAGTCAATTATATAAACAGGCTGGAAATGGGGTAACAGTAACAGTAATTTATGAAATTGCAAAGAAATTAAATTAATTTATAAAATATAAATGGATAGGCTCCTTAGCAGAGCAGAGGGATGTATTAACTACTAAATATTTTAGAGAAGGATGTGAGGTAGTTAATCATGCAATGTATATTGGCAAGTCACCCCCTGACGGATAAATATAAATTGTCGCTCCCTCTGTTGTCCTAAGGAGCCGGTCCAGGAAGGAGAAAAGATTGAATAAAGAAGAGAGAATTAAGTTATATAGAAAAGTCATAGGAAACTATGGAGAAGCAGCACAACAAATTGTTGCTATGGAGGAATGCAGCGAACTGATACAAGCTATATCTAAAAAGCTGAGAGGTAGAGAAACCAATGTTGAGGAAGAGATAGCAGATGTTGAGATAATGTTAGAGCAGTTAAGGCTTATGAGGGATAGCAGCTTAGTGGACAAGATTAAAGAAGAAAAGTTGCAGAGGTTAGAACAGAGATTAAATTCTTAGTCTGATTAAGGAGGAAATTATAATGAAAGATGCAGTAGAAATAAATATATGTGGGATTAAATGTGATAACCCAAAGTGTGATTTTAATGACATGAGTGTTAAGTTAGAAGATTATAAAGAATGGCTTAATAAACCATGTCCTAAATGTGGAGAAAACTTATTTACGGAAGAAGATTTTGCAAACACTATGATGATGATTTCATTTATAGATTCAATGAATAAGATACTACCAAAGAGAACTGGAAATGAAGAAATCGTAACAGCTACAGTAGATATGAATGGTACTGGAAAAATAAAAATTAATATCAATGAATAATTTGTTTAAATCGGTGCATTATAGGAGGGTTAAACATGAAGTTTGAAGCAGAGGTTAAATTCAGGGGGAAATGTAAGCACTGTGGTGAATGGTTAGATTTTAAAGATATAAGTAATCACTGTGCTTATGAACATGGAATATACCATTCAAAGTGGTATGAGTTTAAGGCGAGAATAAGAAATGTGTTTAAAAGGAGAGTTTATGAAAGATAAAAAAGATCCTATATATTATAAGGTTAAAATAAAAAAACTGATTGATGAAGCTAGAGCTAACGGGCTTGAGGTAACTTTTGAACAAAAATATTTATTACAATGCTTAGTAATTAAAGATGTAGAGCCTACAACGACAGTATGTAGTGTTCAGTTAAATTAATTTCGCAATTCAAAGAAACTATTCAGATTAGTGAGGATTTAGGACAAGTTCCTATCCTTGCTGATTGTGTAAAATTAAATTTGATACAATTAGAGGTGGTTTAATGAGATATAAATTTACTGATACAGAGCTTAAGAAAGTAATGAGCAATCTTACTATACTGATTGATACAAGAGAACAGGCCAATGAGCATGTTATAGGGTTCCTAGATAAGAAAAAGATAGCTTATGAAGTGAAGAAACTTGACTTTGGAGATTATGCATGTATGCTACCAGCTAATAGTTTTGAAGGCCAGGAAAGAGCAATTTACTTTGATAGAGATATTGTAATTGAGCGCAAAAACGGAATTGATGAAGTCGCAGGGAACTTAAAGGATGATACAAGAATCCTTAAAGAATTAGCTCACTTAAATAAGTATGATATTAAGTATTATGTGTTCCTGGAAGAGCCTGAAATGAATGAAACATTAAAAAGGTTAAATGCTGAAGAGAAGAAACATCTCAAAGAATTTATGAAAATACTAGAAAGTAAAAAGGTATGCTTAAAACCAGAAGGTTTTGATTTCAACATAAGGAAAGGCAATTACAGAAGTGAGTATCAGCCTAAAAGTCTATATGCAAGACTTAAGACGATTGAAGCACGATACAATACTGTTATTCGCCCTATAGACAAGCAATTTATGGGAAGTGAGATATACAATACCTTTTACTACTATGTGCGTGAGGTGCTTAAGAACAAAGGGTTTATTGAGGAGGTAGAGCATGAGGGAAATTAAGTTTAGAGTTTGGGATATTATAAATAAAAGAATATTAAACTATGGTGAAATAATGCATTTACCTATGTGGGAGGTTTTCCCTGGAACACCAGAGCAAAGAGCATTTAACGTAATGCAATACACCGGATTAAAGGATAAGCATGGTAAAGAAATCTATGAAGGGGATGTAGTGAAGTACACACTGAAAAGTTATTATAATAAAACTGTAACGGAAATGATACCAGTTACATGGGGAAGTTATAGTGATGGCGGTGAATATGTGGACAATGTGGAATGTTGGATGATAAGATATAAGTCGCTTTCAGATATTTGTGATAATAAATATAACCAATCGGTTGAAGTAATAGGCAACATTTACGAGAATCCAGAGCTATTGGAGGGGTAGTTAATGAATAGACTTGATAAAATTAAAGATATGGAATATAAAATCTCTGATATAAAAAAGCAGCTTAAGGATTTGGATGATATGTATCTTAAAGCTTTTAGTCCTAAGGGTTATAAATCTGGGACAAGCTATAATGACTATGATACGATACCAGGAGGTAATAAAGAATTTCATATTGAAGAATACTTTGAAGAAAAGAAAAGACTTGAGACATTATTAGATTTAGATAAGCAAATATTACTTAGTCTTAAGAGAGAAGTGGACGAGAAGGAGTATTTAGAGTTGTTAAATACCAATAGTCAAAAGGTGAAGTTTTTAAGAGTGGTTAAGGGATATACTCAGGCCAAAACAGCTGAAGTAATTGGGGTTAGCGAGAGAACTGTCCAAAGGATAGAAAATAATATATAGTTTATAATTCAAATATATTATAAGAGGGGTTAATTTATGGAGTTGGAAATAGAAAAGTTTGTAGTATTAAGTGGTGAATTAGAAAAAGAAACACTAATAGATTTTTAGAAAAAGAGGAAATCCATAATATAGACAATTTAAAGAGAGAGTCCTTTAAGACAGATGATTACTGTGATAATTTTTATAGTACGTATTTTTATAAAAGCAATTTTGATTACAGATATAAATATGATGAACAATCAAATAAAATAGTTAAATGTTATAATTTTGATGAATCAGTTATTGATGACTTTGTATTCTATGTATGCAAACATTGTGGTAGAGTTAGTTACTATATAGAATATTAACATATTTGATTAACTCTTGGCACTATTCCAATCACACACTTATTAACGTTTCAATAAGTTTATATAAGAGCAGAGAAATTTCTCTATGGACGGAATAAAAAATGTCATGCAGTTTTAATGCATGACATTTCTTATCTTAAAGAATTAATAATTTTTGTATGTTCTGCAATGTTAAAATGATTATTACAAATATTACACCTTTAATAAAAAATTTAGTTTTTTTATACTTTTCATTTATATCTAGCAAATTCATTATTTTATCAGTTATATAATTTGTAATAAATAACGTTGCAACAATACTTAAATAGCTTTCGTTGTTATTCATAATGTTTTCCTATTCATGTCTACCTTCTAACTATAGAATCTGACCATTCACACCCTAAATATCCTGTGTAATTAGAATTTTGATAAAACTCCAATAAATATCTATGATAATAAAATCTATTTTGTTTTATAACTTGACCAGTATAAAAAGTCTTACTATATGCAGTTACATTTTTTGTATTAGAATTCATTACATATTTAATGAATGAGGACGTAGCAAGGGCAATAATTGCAGCTGGTCCACCTGAAATACCTAATAAAGTTGCAGCAGCTAATGTTCCTTCTTGAGCTAAGTATTCAACTATAGCAACAATTACTTCCCAATCTTTACTATCAATTCTAGTGCTGGATTGTTTAACCAATATTTTTTGTCCACCACCGCCTGGAAATCCAGTATCAGTTGCATATGGTGAAATCATTTCATTAATTGGTTCAACGGTAGTTGAAATTTCTCCAACGACCTTTCCATTAGAAGTTATTATTCCAGTATTAGAATCAAATTCAACTCTTACTGGATTCACTTCTCCTCTAACGCTAACTTCAATTGCTACTATTGAATTGTTTTCATCTACATCAGCTCTAGTAGTATACCGTTTTCCTTCATAATTTCCGGAATTTAAAAATACATTTGTCTTGGGTTTAGTTATGTTATTATCAGCAAGACCTTCGTAAGTGTTTAATGCATATGCATTAAAATTAAACATAGCTAGAAATAATGATAAACTTAACATAATTGATAAAAATTTTTTTAACATTATAATCCCCCCATATTTATTAATCTACATATATTTTACATATATTTAAATTAAATGTCAAATTATTATTATAAATATGTTTTTAGGTATAAATGTATTTTATTTTAACTTGTATGATTCATATATTTAAATATCGTTCACGATATTTTAGATATAAAACAAGGTTTTAGTGAAATAGAGGTTATGTGTGATTTATATGAAAAATATAATGAAATTTTGGGGCTTTGCAAAGTGTAGTTAGGGGTATTCGAAGATAGCAGGAATGACTTATATAGAGCATTGCCACATGAAAAAGAAGGGTTTTCGTGTGAAGATTATAAACTATCACAAGAAATTTAAAAAAATTTCAATGTTCTTAACGAAAGTATTAGAGTAATTAGAAGTAGCATATAGAACTTTCCCTTACTAATATGTTTATTTTGCAATTCATAGAAAATATAATGTCGTGTAAAATGTCGTGATAATGTCGTGGTAATTTGATTTCGAGTAGTGTAACATGGTAGGTAAGTTAAGAACCGTTAGGGAGTANTGATATAATTCACAATTCAAATAAAAGCCATGGTTTAATCATCTCGGATTTTACCATTTATAAATGAATTAAAATTGAATAGAAAATGACATGTAAATGACTATTTACAACAGTTTCAATCCAATGCTATGATATAGTTAACCAATAAACCGTTAGGGAGTAATCCTTAGCGGTTTTATTATTTAGCTCATATACCTAGGGTATAATGAGAATCCAGACCTTCGACCAAGGACTGGTTTTTAGTGGAGCTGGTCATAGGGTGTTCCAGCAAGAGCAGATATGGGTTTGGGCAAGGCTGCTTAGTCTAGTTGCTATAACGGAATCAAGTATTCCAGCAGCTAGGCTTTTTATTTTATTTAAATATATTAGAAAGTGGTGAGAATATGGATGGTATATATACAAGTTATAAGTGTAAGAGTTGTAGTAAAGAAATAGTTTTATTAACTGATGAATTAGAATCTACATTAAGAGAAGGTAAATATCTAGCATGTTCTCATTGTGGATCTAGAAAGCTAGCTAAAGAATTAGTTACTGATGATCTAAGAGAAGTAACTAAAGCTAGAAGTTATAAAAGAGTTAACGGTAGAATAAGACAAATATAGTTATTGAAAGTGAGGTGTAAGTATATGAGTAATACTAAGAGAATAGGAAGACCATTTAAGTTTACTGACCCAGATAAGTTAGATATGCAGATAGAAGAGTTCTTTAATGATTGTAAAGATAATAAGAAAATACCTACTGTAACTGGTTTAGCAGTGTATTTAAATACTGATAGGCTAACTCTATTAAACTATGAGAATTGCTTAGATAATCCAGCTTATGAGGAGTTAGATTATGATGTGAAAGTACACTTGATAAACTCGATAAAAAGAGCTAAGCAAAGAGTAGAATCTGAGTATGAACAGGCTTTATTTAACAAGAATAGTGCAGTTGGAGCTATATTTACCCTCAAGAATAACTACAAGTGGGTAGATAAGCAGGAGATAGAGCAGACTAACAAGACCATTGAGGTATCACTAGAGGATTAAAGTACAATGGTGAGAAAATTAAGTAATATCAATGTAATAGATACAATATAGTGAATAATCATAAATGATAATTGACGTTATTATTCTAAAGGCTTATAATAAAAGTATAAGTAGGGGGGTACCATTCTAAATAGTATACCTAAAACCGTATGGCGCTTCCCAAAAATATTTTTTCAAAACAAAGGGGGCCTTTAGAATGAAGGTATATGGCTATATAAGAGTTAGTACTGCAACACAAGTGGAAAAAGGATATGGATTAAAGACACAAGAAGAATCTATAAAGAGGTATTGCAAAGAAAACAATTTAGAACTGGTTAATATATTCAGTGATGAAGGTTTAACAGGTACAGAAGCAGATAGACCAGGGCTAAATGATTTACTTAGCAGCTTTAATGGAATCAATAAGGTTGTAGTATTAAATACTTCAAGGTTATGGCGAAGTGATATTGTAAAGGTACTGGTTAGAAGAGAAATAGAAAAAGCAGGTGCAGATGTAATAAGCATTGAACAGCCGACATATAGCATATACAATAAGGATCCTAATGATTTTCTAATAAATGGTATGATGGAGTTATTGGACCAATATGAAAGAATGAGTATATCATTAAAACTTGCAAAAGGCAGAAGAACTAAAGCAAAGAGTGGTTCAAAACCTTGTGGTGTAGCTCCAATGGGTTATAAATGGGAAAAAGGAAAGATATTGATTGATGAGGAGAAGGCTGCGATAGTTAAGGAAATATTTAATCTTGCATTGAATAATAACTCACTTCAAAAGATAGCTGATAAAATTAATTCTCAAGGCTATAGAACTGATAGAGGAAAAGAATTTAGCAAACAAGCTATTTCAGTTATTTTAAAAAATAACTTTTATACAGGCATTGTAAGCCATGGTAATATTGAAGTAACCGGAGAACATGAAGTTATAATTACTAAAAGTACATTTACAAAAGTACAAAATATTTTAAATAAAAGGTTTAAGGGATAGATTAATTCTATTCCTTTTTTATTTATAAGGAGGTGATTGACTACTATGAGTAATACAAAATTTAAAATATCTAAGCAATGCTTTAATGATGTATATCTACNATTTACCCTCAAGAATAACTACAAGTGGGTAGATAAGCAGGAGATAGAGCAGACTAACAAGACCATTGAGGTATCACTAGAGGATTAAAGTACAATGGTGAGAAAATTAAGTAATATCAATGTAATAGATACAATATAGTGAATAATCATAAATGATAATTGACGTTATTATTCTAAAGGCTTATAATAAAAGTATAAGTAGGGGGGTACCATTCTAAATAGTATACCTAAAACCGTATGGCGCTTCCCAAAAATATTTTTTCAAAACAAAGGGGGCCTTTAGAATGAAGGTATATGGCTATATAAGAGTTAGTACTGCAACACAAGTGGAAAAAGGATATGGATTAAAGACACAAGAAGAATCTATAAAGAGGTATTGCAAAGAAAACAATTTAGAACTGGTTAATATATTCAGTGATGAAGGTTTAACAGGTACAGAAGCAGATAGACCAGGGCTAAATGATTTACTTAGCAGCTTTAATGGAATCAATAAGGTTGTAGTATTAAATACTTCAAGGTTATGGCGAAGTGATATTGTAAAGGTACTGGTTAGAAGAGAAATAGAAAAAGCAGGTGCAGATGTAATAAGCATTGAACAGCCGACATATAGCATATACAATAAGGATCCTAATGATTTTCTAATAAATGGTATGATGGAGTTATTGGACCAATATGAAAGAATGAGTATATCATTAAAACTTGCAAAAGGCAGAAGAACTAAAGCAAAGAGTGGTTCAAAACCTTGTGGTGTAGCTCCAATGGGTTATAAATGGGAAAAAGGAAAGATATTGATTGATGAGGAGAAGGCTGCGATAGTTAAGGAAATATTTAATCTTGCATTGAATAATAACTCACTTCAAAAGATAGCTGATAAAATTAATTCTCAAGGCTATAGAACTGATAGAGGAAAAGAATTTAGCAAACAAGCTATTTCAGTTATTTTAAAAAATAACTTTTATACAGGCATTGTAAGCCATGGTAATATTGAAGTAACTGGAGAACATGAAGTTATAATTACTAAAAGTACATTTACAAAAGTACAAAATATTTTAAATAAAAGGTTTAAGGGATAGATTAATTCTATTCCTTTTTTATTTATAAGGAGGTGATTGACTACTATGAGTAATACAAAATTTAAAATATCTAAGCAATGCTTTAATGATGTATATCTACCACAGTTACAGAATTATAATACTAGATTTAATGTATTCTATGGTGGTGCTGGAAGTGGTAAGTCACACTTTGTATTTGCTAAGATGGTATTTAAGTATTTAAAGTTTTCCAATCGTAAGTGCCTGGTAGTTAGAAAAGTAAGTAATACTTTGAGGGATTCATGCTTTGCATTGGTTAAGTCAATCCTAAGTGATTGGCATTTATATGACCAATGTAAAATTAATAAAACAGATTTAACAATTGAGCTGCCTAATGGTAGCTATTTTATTTTCAAGGGTATGGATGATCCAGAAAAGATAAAATCCATTGCTGATATTGATGACATAGTAATTGAAGAATGTACAGAGATTGATGTGTTTGACTTTGACCAACTATGTTTAAGACTTAGAAGTCAAAGTGGTATGCTTCAGGTACATTGTATGTTCAACCCAGTTAGTAAAGAAAATTGGGTATACAAAAGATGGTTTGCAGAAGATGCAGACTATAACAAGGATAATACAGTAATTCTGCATACCACTTATAAAGATAATAAGTTTTTACCACAGGAATATATTGATAACTTGTTAGAAATGAAGAAAACAAATCCAGCTTATTATAATATTTATGCTTTAGGTGAATTTGCAAGTTTAGATAAGTTAATTTATACAAACTGGAAGGTTGAAGCTTTTGACTACAAAAAAGTTTTAAAAGAGGTTAAAGATAGTAAAGCCATATTTAATCTGGATTTTGGTTACACTAACGACCCTACTGCTTTTGGAGCTGAAATATTAGATGAAGTTAATAAAAGAATATGGATATTTGATGGATTTGAAGAGAAAGGCCTTTTGAATGATGAAATCGCACAGAATATTATTAAAATGGGATATGGAAAAGAAGTTATCACTTGTGATAGTGCAGAACCTAAGAGTATTGAAGAATTGCGACGAAATGGATTGTCAAGGGTTAGAGGAGCTGTAAAGGGTAAAGATAGTATTATTAATGGTATTAACCTACTGCAGCAATATGAAATCATAGTACATCCTAAGCTTACATGGGTAGTTGAGGAGTTGAAAAACTATACATGGAAGAAGGGGAAAGATGGTGAATATATCAATGTTCCTATAGATAAATACAACCATAGCTTAGACTCATTAAGGTATGGGGTTACAACTGAAATTGGAGTTAAAAAAATTACTTTATCATTTTTTGATAGATCAGCATTATTTTAGAAAGGAGGGTTTATATGGGTTTTTTAGATGATAATAAAGAACTTTTAAATAATATAAAAAGTGATTTTGAAGCTAGAAAAATTATTTATGATAAGATTTATGATTATTGTGTTACTGGGAAGAGTGAAGCTTATAAAGATTATAAGCACAACCCTAAAAGAAGCAATTTAAAAGTAAGGACTAATTTTATTAAGAAATTTATAAAAGAAGAAGTATCATATCTTTTATCTAATAAACCAACTTATATAAGTAAAAGTGATAATTCTGAAGAGATTGAATTTATAAATTTTAAATTATCGCATTGGAATAAAAATCATGACAAGATGCTACTTAGAGATATGCTATCTTATGGAAGTGTATATGAATTATACTATACTTCTAAAATAGGAGAAGAAGTATTATTTAATTCTAAAATAGTTAGTCCTAGAGATGGATATTTGTTTACTGATGATTTTGGAAATTCCGAGATGTTTTTTAGATTTTTTAAAAAGAAATTTGATACAAATCAATATATAGATATCTATACTCCAGAGTTTATTTATCATGTTGATGATAGTTTTACAGAAGTTTCTAAACCAACTATTAATTTATTTGGAGAAGTTCCTGTAAAAGTTGGAGATGTAAGTACTTATAAAGAACATGATACATTATTCAATGAACTTAAGGACTTACAGGATGCATATGAAACTAACTTAAGTGATATAGTTAATGAAATATCTGATTATAGATTAGCGTATTTAATTATGCTTGGATGTAATATAGATTATAAAACCAAAGATGAACATGGTAAAACTCAACTAGATTATATGAAGGAAAAAGGTATTATTAATGTCAATGAGAAAGAGGTAATAATAAAATTTTTAACTAAAGACATAAATGATACATTTGTTCAAAATACCTTAGATATTCTTAAGAAAAACATCTATGAAATTAGTAATCACATTGATACTAATGAAAAGATGCAAAGTAATATTTCTGGAAGTGCTTTAAGAAATAGATTAATAGGATTAGAGCAAAGGGTGAGAGATAGTGAAGGATCTATGAAAAATATTATTCAGGGTAGGATGTATTTTTTACTAAAACTATTTAATAAGCTTGAAAGTATTAATTATGATTATAGAGATATATCTGTCAAATTTACACTAAATATTCCACAGGACGATTTGCTAATGGCTCAAACATTAAGCCAATTTGGAATAGGAGAGAATATATCTTTAAAAACTGCCTTAGCTCAATTAAGCTTTGTGAATAATCCAGATAGGGAAATAAAGCTTATTGAGACTCAGAAAAATGAATCAGAGATTGATATAGATAAAACTTTAGGTGATGAATATGCACAAGAATAAAAATGAAGAAGAATTAAATTTTATTGAAAGTCTTTATGATGATGCAGAAGAAGAAATAAAAGCAGTTTATAAAGAGCAAAGGAAGAGTAGAGATAATTTACTTAATGAATTAGCTTTAATAATGTTATCCTACACTATTCTAGATGGATTAATGAGCCTTACAAGAACAGATAAAAAGAAAGAGTGCAATAGGTTATCTAATATACTTCTTAAGTCTGCAAAAGAGCAAGGGAATGCACAAAAGAGCATTATATCAAACATATTAGTTGATACTGTAAAGAAAACTTTTAAGTTTTACTCTTATAATGCTAATTTAAAAGATGTTCAAAAGATTATTGATAATAATTTCAAAGGAAAACACTTCAGCGAGAGGGTCTGGGATAATGAGCGTGCTGTAGCTAGAAAACTTCATCAACAAATTAATGATTTTCTAAATGGAAAGATTAATGTTAATCAAATAAAAAAAGAAATTGAGAAGACCTTTAACAATGGTGCTTATAATACTAAACGATTAGTAGAAACAGAAGTTAATAGATGTGAAGATGAAGCATTTAAGCGCTTTTGTAAAGAGGTTGGAGTTAAGAAAGTAAGAAGAAATGAGGTTCTTGATTCTAAAACATGTGAAGAATGTGCAAAACTCGATGGAGTTATATTTGATTTAGATAATGCTCCTGGAGCTATTCATCCTTTATGTAGAGGGTTTAATGAAGTATATGAATAGGAGATGTTTATATTGAAGCTTATTAAAAAGTTAAAACAGATATTTAATACTAGGAATCATGAACATGAAATAGTTTATCAAAAAGACTTTGGTTACAGATGTAAATGGTGTAATAAACCTAAATCACAATGTAATTAAGGTCTTTTATTATATTTAAAATTAAGGAGGAGAATATGGCTAAGTATAGAAAGAAACCAGTTGTAATTGAAGCTTTTAAGTGGACTGGAGACATGAACCAAGTAGAAGACCCAAAGTGGATAATTGAAGCAATTAAAAAAGGTACTATTTGGTTTGTAAATTATGAAGCCGATAAAACATGTGAAATGCTTATAAAGACATTAGAAGGAAGTATGAAAGCTAACCAAGGTGATTACATTATAAAGGGCATTAATGGGGAAATTTATCCATGTAAACCGGATATATTTGAAAAGACATACGAAAGAGTTTAATTAAGTCTTAGGAAACTAAGGCTTTTTATTATGCCCTAAACATGGCTTTAAACTGTTTGAAATACAAAACAATTTATGTTCTAGGGTGTTTTACAGCAGTCTAGAGGATAGAGGAGGAATATTAATTATGAAAAAATCAGATGCATTAAAGCTTTTAGAAAAATTAAAAGATGAAGAGGACATTAATGAACTTTTTAAAGGAACTGATGTTGAAGCAGCTTTTAAGGTTGAACCTACATTGGATGTGTTTAAGACTAAATTAACGGAAAAAGAATTTAAGTCTTTTATGGATTCAGAAAAGGACACACACGCTAATAAGGCTTTAGAAACATGGAAAGCTAATAACTTACAAACAATTATTAATGATGAAGTTCTTAAGGCTACAGGTAAAAAGAAAACCCCAGAGCAGATCAAGATTGAAGAACTTGAGAAAAGCTTCAATGAACAGAAAGCAAAAGCCGAAAGAGCTGAAAAAGTGGCCAAGTATAAAGACGTACTAGCAGAGAAGAAAATACCAGGAGAAATGATTGACTATTTCTTAACTGATGATGATGAAACAACGAATACTAGGATTGACAATTTTGCAACTTATGTGGAAGGGATAGTTAGTTCAAGTGTAAAAGAAAAAATTGCTAATGGTAGTTATACTCCACCAGGGGAAAATGGAGCTGGTGATTTAACTGTAGATGATTTAGCAAAAATGATGATGTAAAATTTAAATTTAAAGGAGAATGATAATATGGCAAATACAATTGCATACGCAACATTATTTCAACAAGCTTTAGACAAGGCGGCAGTAGCAAAATTAACCTCTGGTTGGATGGATGCTAATGCTGGACAAGTTATTTACAATGGTGGTAAGGAAGTTAAAATTCCTAAAATGAACATGGATGGTTTAGGAGATTATTCTAGAGCAAATGGCTTTACTCAAGGTTCAATAACTCTTGAATATGAAACTAAAACTATGACACAAGATAGAGGAAGAACATTTATGTTAGATTCTATGGACGTAAATGAGTCTAATTTCGTGGCTAATGCTACAAATGCTATGGGGCAATTCCAATCTACCAAGGTTGTTCCTGAAATAGATGCATACAGATATTCAAAAATAGCAAGTTTAGCTATAGCTGGAAGTGTAGCAAGTGGGGGGAATACTATAGATGAAACAAATGTTTTAAAACTTTTAAAAGCTGATATAACTGCAATTGAGGATATTGTTGGAGATATTCCATTGGTTATAACAATGTCAACTCCTATAGCTGCTATACTAGATGACAATGAAAAAATAAGCAAAAGATTAGATGTTACTGAATTTACTAAAGGTGATATTATAACTAAAGTAAAATCATTTGATGGACATCCAATTGTTAAAGTTCCAAGCGCAAGAATGAAAACAGCTTACACATTCTATGATGGTAAAAGTGGTGGACAAACTGCAGGTGGATTTGTAGCAGCAGCAGAGGCTAAAAATATTAACTGGATAATAACTCCAATGTATGCACCTATTGCAGTTAATAAAACTGATAAGGTTAGAATTTTCGACCCTAACACAAACCAAGATGCTGATGCTTGGAAGTTAGATTATAGGAAATATCATGATCTTTGGATAATGGATGAAGCATTAAAAATTTGCAGAGTAAATATAAAGGAAGCTTTAGTTTAGGATTAGGTATTTAACCTAGTCCTTTTCTTCTGAAAGGAGATTGAATCATGGAATTTAAGTATAAATTAAAGAGAATGAACGTTGTTAAAGTAACTAATGATAAAGATACAAAGGATAAGCTTATTGCACAAGGTTTTGAACTTATAGGGAAGCAAAAAGAAAATGAAAAACCTAAAGAGTAGGTGTTAATAATGGGAATTTCTATTGAAGAAAAAAAGGCAATAGCTGTTATTAAAAATTATCTAAATGTCGAATGGGAAGATAGTTACATTTTATCTGAATATGATTTTGCAGTAGATCAGTTAATTCAAAATGCTAAAAGTGCTAAAAATGCTGATATAAAATCAATATCAGAAGGAAATCAATCAATAAGCTATAAGGATAATTCGGGGGCATGGACCGTAACAGATGACATTAAAGCAATGTTACCAAAACCTTATATAAAGCTTTTTTATTAGAGGTGATATTATGGCAGTTTTAATTAAAAATGCAGATATAACTATCTATAATAAATACTATGATTTATTCAGTGAGCTCTACAAGTATCAAAGGACAGTTATCAAAGGTGTAAACTGGCAAGCTAAAAGAAATGGTACTGTAAGTGATAAAGGATTGCTTATAGCGGATAGTACAATTGTTTTTATTGATAAGTTAGACAATTATATTAGTCCTAAAAGATTTGCTAAACTACAACCTTTAGATAGAGAAAAGTATTTTACTATTGGTGTAGATGATAAAATCGTTAAAAGTGAAGTAGACTTTGAAGTTATAGGATTTAAACCGTATAGTATTTCAGATTTAGAAAAAGAATTTGATGATGTAATAACAATTAAATCTGTTACTGAACTCTCAGGTCATTTTGAAGTAGAAGGTGTGTAACTATGGCTACAACAGTAAGAATTAAAATGAATGATACTCAAAAGATATTATTAAAGAGAGCTCTTAATAGGAATGGTGAAGGGCAGATTAAATTTACAAAGGAAGTAGCGAAGCATTGTAATAACTGTACACCATACCTAAGTGGACGACTTAAAGATATGAATGTTGAGTTACAGAAAGATAAGATTATTTATAATGCTCCATACGCACGGAAGCAATATTATCTTAATAAAGGAAATGGTAAGCAAGGATTAAACCAAGGTGGACTAAGAGGTAAGCAATGGGACAAGCGCATGTGGATAGATAACGGTGATAAAATAGTAAAAACTATAGCCGAATTTTGTGGAGGTAGAGCTAAATGATAATTAAAGCATTAAGGGATTATATGAGAAATTTAAAATGTCTAGAAACCTTCAATAGTGCTATAAGAGTAAATGTGAATTTTTTAGAAGAAAATATAGATACTTATTCCATAGAGGAAGTACCAATAGATCCTATAATTAAAAAGTATGTTAATGGGGATAGTATAAGGCAATATGCTTTTATATTTACATCTAGGGAGCCTTATGGCGTTGATGTTTTAACAAACATTGATAATTCTGGGTTCTATGAAAAATTAGCAGATGAAATTGAAATAAACAATAATAACGAAATATTTCCAGTACTCGATAATGGGTTAGAGCCTTTAGAAATTAAAGTTACATCTACCGGGTATGCATTTGCAGTAACTGAAGATACAGCTCAGTATCAAATAAATTTAAGACTAAAATATTTTAAGAGGGGAATGAAATAAATGAGTATAAGAAAAAGAAAAGTACAAGCCAATTATTTAAAGGTTAATGAAGCTTTTGAATTACTAGGTACAGGATTTACAGAGTTAAATGAAAGTCCTAGTGCACAAACAACTTCTAAAAGATATATAAATCAATCAAGTGCAAGTCAATCTGTTAATGGATATGAATGGAGTTCTAGTTTTAATACTGATCAAATAGTTTCTGATAAAGCTATTGAATATATAAGAGAAATTGGTGAAATGCAAAAGACAGGTGCTGAAACAGAAACAGAGTATATTATAGTTGATTTGGATAAAGAGGCACAAACAGCAGGATATAGAGCAAGAAAGTTTAAAATTGCGATAGCAGTAGATAGTTTTGATGATAATGATGGAGAGCTTGGAATCAGTGGTACTTTTTTAGGGCAAAGTGACCCAATTGAAGGAACTTTTAAAACCGATGAAAAAAGTTTTACAGAAGGATTCACTGCTAAAGGTTAGGAGGAATAGTAAATGAAAGTAAATGGTGTTGAATTAGAGGACATAGATATATATGATCTTGATGTTGCTGAAAAGTATGAGGATGCTATGGCAAGGATTAGTGAGATACAAGAGAAAGTTAAAACTTTAGAAGGTGCACAAGGAATAAGAACAATATGTAAGAGTATCTTTGAAGTATTTAATACTATGTTTGGAGAGGGTGCTGATAAAAAGATATTTGGGGATAGAGTTAATTTGATGACTTGCTTAAAGGCCTTAGAAGAGTTTCTTTTACAAATTAATGAGCAGAAGAAAGAAATTAATAAATTTTCAACTAAGTATTCTCCTAATAGAGCTCAGCGAAGAAAGAAATAATGAATTTACTTATTGATATTATTCCTAAAACTATAAATATAGAGGGTGAAGATTATGAGATTAACTCTGATTTTCGCACCTCTATTTTATTTGAGCTTTTAATGCAAGATAACACTATTGCAGAGGAAGAAAAGATCTTTATGGCACTAGAACTTTATTATCCGATTATCCCTAAAAACATTAAAGAAGCAATAGAGCAAATGCTATGGTTTTATAGATGTGGTAAGGATGTTACATCAACTAAAGGCAATAGTAAAAATAGTAGAACTACTCAAATTTATTCGTTTGAATATGATGATGATTATATTTATTCTGCATTTATGGACCAATATGGCATTGATTTGCAAGATATAAAGTATTTGCACTGGTGGAAGTTTAAAGCAATGTTTAAAAGCCTTAAAGAAGATAATATGATAGTTAAAATTATGGGATACAGAAGTATGAATTTAGCTGAAATTAAGGATAATGAACAAAAGGCTTATTATAAACATATGAAAGAACTTTATAAAATTCCTATGTCTAAAGATGAAAGAGAAAAGCTGAATGCTATTGAAGAAGCTTTATTAAATGGGAGAGATGTAAGTAAATTATTGTAATAAATCTCTTTTTTGTATTATAATTTTATAAAAAGGAAAAGAGGGATATTATGTGGTTTAATAATGAACCTAAATATTATAAAAAATTAGGATTAATTAAATTATGGGATAGCTTTTCTAAGGATGAAAAGAAGATAATTGAGCACTATTATAAGTATGAGATTTTAGGAAATATTGATATTTTTAAGGATAGTCCTGGATTAAATAATAATGATTTCAAGGCAATAGTTTCTTTAATATATATTGGCAACTATAAAAAAGTTTATTCAATTGCATATAAATCTATTTCTTATTTATATGATAATAATATTTGGGGACATGATCCTATTGATATTCACTTTTTTTATAATGCATGTATTGAACTTTACTACAAACCTAAAAATAGAGATATATTAGATATTGAAGAAGCAAAAAAATATTGTTATTTAGATATTCAGTTGGCTTTACAAGAAGAAAAGGCAATTAGAGGTATTGGCAACGGCGAGTTTCCTTTTATGCCTTCATTTAAACAACTTACAATTATTTTAGAAAAAGAAAATAATTATGATGAAGCTATTAGAATATGTGAAATAGCTATTAAATTAAATCTCGATGATAGTACTAAAGGTGGTTATATTAAGAGATTGGAAAAATTAAAAAGAAAAAATAATATAGGTAAATAAAAAGCACTAATAATAGTGCTTTTTTATTTTATAAAGAAAGTAGGTGAGTGAATGAATGGCTGATGGAAGGATTATAATTGATACCCAAATTGACAGTAAAGGTGCAGAAGGTGGTATTAAAAGTCTAGGTGGTAAATTAGGTAGCTTAGCCAAAACTGGATCGGTTGCGATAACAGGAGTAGTTGCTGCTGCTAGTGCGGCTGTAACTGCATTAACTACATTATCAACAAAACAGTACGCTGAATATGAACAGTTAGTTGGTGGAGTTGAAACTCTATTTAAAGATAGTAGTGATATAGTTATGAAATATGCTGATAATGCTTATAAGACTGCTGGATTATCTGCAAATGACTATATGAGTACTATAACAGGATTCTCGGCATCTTTGTTACAAGGCTTAGGGGGAGATACCCAAAAAGTAGCTGAAATAGGAAATAAAGCTGTTACTGATATGTCGGATAATGCTAATAAAATGGGAACTTCTATGGAAAGCATACAAAATGCTTATCAAGGGTTTGCTAAACAGAACTATACTATGTTAGACAACTTAAAATTAGGATATGGTGGAACTAAAGAAGAAATGCAAAGACTTCTTGTAGATGCAGGTAAGTTAAGTGGAATGGAATATAGTATAGGCAATTTTAGTGATATAATCGAAGCAATTCACGTAGTACAAACAGAACTAGGAATAACAGGTACAACAGCTTTAGAAGCATCGGAGACTATTTCAGGAAGTTTTGGTGCGATGAAGTCAGCTTGGAAGAATATGCTTACTGCGTTTGCGGATGATAATGCAGATTTTGATACTGTTGTAGGAAATCTTGTTACTAGTATAAGTACTTTTGGAAAAAACATATTACCGAGGATAAAAACGACTTTAGAAGGAATAGGTATATTTATTCAAGAATTCGCTTGGCAAATACCTAATATAATAATGGAGATAATGCCTAGTGTTGTTGATTCTGGAATAGAAGTGGTAGGAGCATTGGTAAACAGTTTGGTAAGTGCAGCACCAATGCTGATAGATTCGGCGGTTAATATAATAAAAACTTTAGTAAATGGAATAAAGGGTAATTTGCCATCTATAGTCAGCTCAGCTATGGAAATACTTAATTCTTTGGTTGATGGTATAGTAGAAGTTCTACCTATGTTATTAGAACTTGGATTGCAAATGCTGATTACACTGGGACAAGGTATAGCTTCAAACTTACCAGCTTTGATACCTACTATAATAAATCTAATGATATCTATGTGTGGTATGATAATTGAAAATTTACCTCTAATTTTAGATGTTGCAATAGATATTATATTAGCTTTAGTTCAAGGTTTAGTTACTGCTTTACCGACTTTAATTTCTGAAGTGCCAAGAATAATCAATGAATTTTCTAATGCTATATATGGGACTTTACCTCAAATACTTCAAGCAGGTATAGAAATATTAATGATGCTTATTAAAGGATTGATTGATAGTATACCAACCTTGATAGCTAACATACCTCAAATTATAATGGCTATAGTAAATGCAGTTACTTTATATAATTGGGCTGGATTAGGTAAGAACTTAATCAATTGGATTAAAGATGGCATTTTATCTATGAAAGCTAATATAGGTAATGTAGCTAACGGTGTTGCTGAATGGGTTGGAACATCGATAACTAATATATTTAAAGGTGGTCTAAGCTGGGGTAAAAACTTGATTTCTAGTATAGGACAAGGGTTCTCTTCTATGATAAGTTTCTTAGGTAATTCTGCTAGTTCTGTTGCAACTAATGCATTAAATGCAATCAAAAATATATTTAAAGGTGGATTTAATATAGGTAAAGACCTTATTAGAGGTATTTGGAATGGTATCAGTAGTATGGGTGATTGGATACTGAATCTCATTGGGAATTTTGCAGGAAATATAATAGATGGGATTAAAGGATTCTTTAAGATAAAATCACCATCTAGATTGATGAGAGATGAAGTTGGTAAATACTTAGTTCAAGGAATTGGAGTAGGGGTTGATATGGAAACTCCAAACTTACAAAAAGATATTGATGCAAATATGAGCGATCTAGTTGACAAAATGAAAACAGCAGTAGACTATGAAGTTGCTATGACTACTGAGAGAGTTACATCAAGCAGTTATAGAAACATTCCAGCTACAGTGACTAATAACAATGATAATGGAGTAACTCAAAATGTAACAATAGTTAATCCTGAAAGAACGCCAAGTGAAAATGCTAGAGCTCTTAGAAAAGTTGGGAGGGAATTAGCCTTTGGATAGAAAATTTATTAATGTAACATTTCAAAGTAACAATAAAACATTAAAACTTGTAGATGATTATAAATTAATTAAAATTGAAGGTATTGAAAGCTCTGATTATGAAATAACTATAGAAAACTATATGCAATATGATGGTGGATATACAAGTAAAAAGAAAATACTACCTAGAGATATATCTATTTTATTTGATTATTGTAATTTGAAAAATGATAAGATAGAGCGTCAACAAGTAATTAAATTTTTCAATCCTAAATCACAGGGGATTTTAACAGTTAATTATTGTGGAGTGGAGAGATACATTATATATGAAGTAGAAAGCTTTAAGGAAGTAAGAAAGAGTTTACATGAGCCATTAAGTTTCAATCTTAATTTAGTTTGTCCAAATCCTTATTTTGAAGATATTATTATTGGTGAAACAATATCAACTTTTATTGGTGGTTGGAAGTTTAAGTTTAAGCTGCCATTTAGATTTAAACAAAAAGGAGAACCTAAAAAAAATATCTATAATGATGGACATGTTGATACACCAGTAGAGATAATATTCAGGGGACCAGCAGTTAATCCAAGTGTTATAAATCATGCTACTGGTGAATTTATCAAGGTTGAAAGGACATTAACCTCGGATGATACTTTATATATAACAACTGAGTTTGGAAACAAAAAGGTAGAGATTGAGCGTAATGGTATGCGACAAAATGCATTTCACTACATAGACTTAGATTCTACCTTTTTTCAGCTGCAGCCTGGTGACAATATGATTGAATATACTACAGATAATGAATTAGAACCTCAAAGTGTAGAAATAAGATATAGAAATAGGTATATAGGAGTATAGGAGTATAGGAGGGGGAATTTTGGAGCATAGTGGATTTTTTAATGGAGACCAGGAATATGGTCAAGAAGAATTTAATAGGTACTTTGATAACATTTATGAAAGTGGATTAAGTGTAAAAGATGATAATACTATGACATTAGGAGTTACAAGCGAAGCATCTACTATAAAGGTAGATAGAGGATTTGCAATAGTTAAAGGATTTTACCTTTATAATGATAGTGTAAAATCAATTGCAGTTTCTCCAGATAGCAATTATGACAGAATAGATAGAGTTGTTATAAGACTTAATATAAGTAATAGTAAAGTTACTATAGAGATTAAAAATGGAATAGCAGGTAGTAAACCACAGCCTCCAACACTACAAAGGGATAATTTAATATATGAATTATCTTTAGCACAGATTTATGTACCTAGAAGTGGAAGTATAACAATAACTGATGAGAGGTATAGAAAAGAGCTTTGTGGAGCCATAAGACCTAAAAATTTAATGGAGTTTAACAGTATGCTTAAAGGATTTACAGATCAATTTGATAGGTGGTTTAATTCTCAACAGGCAAAAGGTTGGAGGAATGTATTTATTCAACCAGAGAGACCAGTAGAAAGTGTGCGAGGTTCCATATGGATACAAACATTAACATAAGAATATTTGATAAAGATATAAATTTTCTTGGAGAGGTGGATAATTTCACTTCTCTTTTTTATATAAGAAAATGGGAAACTTATGGAGAGTTTGAATTTCATTTATCGAAGATAGATAAAACTTTAATTAAAAAAGGTAATATCATAATGCTTAATAAAGATGGAAATAGAACAGGAGTTATTGAGCATATAGAAATCAATGAGGAAAGTACAGAGGATATTACCATAAAAGGCTTTTCACTTTTATACTGGTTAACCCAAAGAATTACTGTTCCACCAGCTGGACAAGATAATCATTCTTTTAATTGCAATGTTGAAGATATAATGATTAGTTTAGTGGAGACCAATGCAGTAGATCCTACTGATATTAATAGAAAAATACCTAAGTTAATAGTTGATACCTCCAAAAATAGAGGGGATAGGCTACAGTTTCAAACTAGGTATAAAAATTTATCTGATGAATTGACAAAACTATCTAAGGGAAGTGGCCTTGGATTCACTATAGATTTAGATTACAGAAATAAACAGTTTATTTTTAAAGTTTTAGAAGGAAAAAATCTAAGTTATGGTCAAGGAATTAATCCTCCAGCTATTTTTAGTAAAGACTATGACAATATTCTTAAGCAAAATTACATTGAAAGTGATGTAGGTTATAAAAATGTTGGTTATGTGGCTGGGCAAGGTGAAGGTGCAGGTAGACAGATTAAAATTATCAGTAATGAGTTGACTGGATTTGATAGAAGGGAAACATTTATAGACGCTAGGGATATTGAAGAAGGTGGAAGTTTAATAGATAGAGGAAGGCTTAAACTCTCTGAATCTCAACAAATACAATCATTTGAATGTGAAGTTGATACTCGAGAGTATAAAAAGACTTGGGACTTAGGGGATATAGTAACAACTTTAAATAAAAAATTAGGACTTAGAGTAGATAATAAAGTTGTAGAAATTAGAGAAGTATATGAAAGTAATGGATTTAAAGTTGAACCTACTTTTGGAAGTCCAATTCCTACTTTAGGAGAAAAAATAAAGCAAATGACTGATTCATCATCTGGTGGCTCATCAGGAGGTGGAGGGTATGATAAGTCATATACATTCAATCAAATTTCACCAAAAGAAGTTTGGAAAATTCCTCACGGTCTTGGTAAATATCCTTCTGTAACAGTAGTAGACAGTGGAGGTAATAAGGTTGTTGGAGATACAAAGTATATTGATATAAATAACTTAGAAATTAGCTTTGTCGGTGGATTTAGTGGAATAGCTTATTTAAATTAGGGGGTGATAAAACGTGAAATATCTTTCAAATTTAGACTTGAATAAAAATGAATTACAAAATGCCAGGATTCAAAACCTTGCTACTGCTCCAGCAAGTCCAGTTAGTGGACAGGTTTATTTTAATAGTGCAGATAGTAGATTTTATGGATGGAATGGTTCAGGGTGGATTGACTTAGGTCAAGTGTTAAACGGAGCTAGTATAGTAAGTTTAATTAATGGTTCAAGTAGCTTAATTGATGATGATAATTTAAGTGTTGCAGTAAATGATGCAGTTACTAAAAAGCACAGCCATACTAACAGTACAATACTTAATGCTATGGAGCAGGCTTTTACAACTGCATTAAAAAATAAATTAGATGGAATACCATCTAATGCAACTAAGGTTGAAAAATCAAATACAAATGGGAATATAAAAATAAATGGTACTGAAACACCGATATATTCACATCCTGGCAGTGGAACCAATCCACATAATACAACCAAGAGTGATGTGGGATTAGGAAATGTAGAGAATAAAAGTTCAGCAACAATAAGAGATGAATTAACAACCTCTAATATTAACAAGGCCTTAGGGTTTACGCCTAAGAAGATTATACAAGGGGTGGAAAGTGCTAGACCAACTGCTACAGGCTCAATGATTATATATATAGCTACAGATACTAAAAAGATTTGGTTAGATACTGGAGCTAATACCTGGTTACAAGTAGGAGGACAAGACACTATAGCTTGGGGAAGTGTTACGGGTAAACCAAGTACATTTACACCACCAACAGCAAGTCCAACAGTTCTTGGAGGAATTAAAGTTGGTAATAACTTATCCATTGATGCAGATGGTACATTAAATGCTAATGATAATCCTACTAGCTATATTGTTAAGCAAGAAAAGTTTATAGCAACAGCTGGACAAACTGTATTTAACTTAACTAAAGGAAAATATAGACCAGGATTAGGAACTCTATCAATATTCCTAAATGGTGTAAAAATAGCTAATACAGTATTAGAAGAAACTTCACAGACAAGCTTTACTTTGAAAACAGGATTGTCAGAAGGAGATTATTTATTAGCTGAATATGTGGAGCTTATAAATGTAACTCCATATCCAATACATGCAAATGAGCATCTACCAGGAGGAAGTGACCCTATTCCAGAAGCTACAACATCAAAGGCTGGATTAATGAGCTATAGTGATAAAAGTAAGCTTAATGGTGTTGCTTCTGGTGCTAATAATTATGTTCATCCAAGTGGTGATGGCAATATACACGTACCAGCAACAGGAACAACTAATAACGGTAAAGTTCTAAAAGCGGGAGCAACCGCGGGAAAGGTAACGTGGGACAATGTTACTTGGGCAGAGATAACAGGAAAGCCGAGCACATTTACACCTTCAGCACACAAGCATAGTCCAGCTGACATAAATCAAGATGCAAGTAATAGATTTGTTACAGATTCGGAGAAATCAATATGGAATGGGAAGGCAGCAGGAAATCATAATCATGGGTTAGCTAGTTTATCAGAAAAAAGCTATAACTCATTAACTGATAAACCAAGTTTAGGAACTGCAGCAAGTAAAAATACAGGAGTAGCATCTGGACAAGTTCCTTTAATCGGTAGTGATGGTAAGCTAGATCCAACAATAATGCCAGCTATAGCTATTTCGGATACATTTGTAGCTAATTCACAAACTGCCATGTTAGCATTAACGGCTGAAGTTGGTGATATTTGTATAAGAACAGATTTAAATAAATCATTTATATTAAAAATAGCTGGAGCAAGCATATTAGCTAACTGGCAAGAGCTATTAACTCCATCTGATAAAGTTCAATCTGTAAATGGTATGACTGGAGCAGTAACATTAAATAAATCTCATGTAGGCCTTGGAAATGTAGACAATGTTAAGCAGGCTAGTAAATCTGAATTTGATACACATCATGGAGATAATACCAGGCATATAACTACAGCTGAAAGAAGCACATGGAACGCTAGAACTAGAAAATATTCAGTAGATATTGGTAATGGAAGTTTAACTACTATTCCAGTAACTCATAATTTAGGTTCTATGGATGTGACTATAACAATTAGGGAGAAAGCATCTCCTTACAATGTGGTTTTCGCAGATATACAATTTGTTGATAATAACAAATTCAATATATTATTTGGAACAGCACCTACAAGTAATCAGTATAGAGTTACGGTAGTGGGTTAAGGAGGAATATGAGTGAAATTCTTTGGAAAGGAACTTAAATTTAATAACAAAGATGTAGCTTTAAAAGAAAACATTCCAACAAAATTGAGCCAGCTTACAAATGATTCGGGATTTACTCAAAATGCATTAAAACAAACAGTAAGTGCTACTCAACCAACTGACTCAAAGCAAGGGGATGTATGGATAAAATTAATATGAGGAGAGTGATAGAATGGCAGTTAAAGATGCAGTATATCTAGTTGATAATGGAACTGGATTTGATGAATTTCACTTTAAAACGAAGGCAGCGCAAGTAATATGTAAAGATAATAGGTCAGTTGAAGTAAATTTGAGTGAAAAGGCTAAAAAGACAGAATTAACAAATGGAACTATAACAGTAAAGAAGAGTGAACGTGCAGTAAACTTACAAGAAATACTTACAGTGTTACCAGCAACAGCAGAAAGCAATGAATTTAATATATGGCTTCCAGATGGAGAAGAAAAAGAACTATCATTTTATGGATATTTTGCAGAATCAGTTTCTGTGGCTATAAGAGGTATTCACGTTGGGACTGGAAACTACAGCAGAGTTACAACTCACACTGGAGCAACAATTGTTACTACAGAGCATCCAAACAAATGGGGAGTTATTTTAGGAACTGTAAACGGAGGAGTTAATGTAATAAACATGAAAGTAAGAAGAGTTGCTCAAAAGCTTTATATAGATGGAACCATGGGAGATGGACAAAAAATGATTCAGTTTAATGGCGTTGGTCCGCTTGGTTCAGGTGTCGCGTCTAGTGTTGATATTCAGCTTTATGCAAAACATGGAGCAGAATTATACTTAAAAGTTGCATCAAAGGTAGGTGAGTAAATATGACAAATCAAGAATGTATGGCTGATTTAGAAAGAATAACGGAAATTAGTAAACTTAAAGAGCAGCAAGCAATCTTAAAAGAAGAATATATAATATTAAAGATGAAGGAAGAAAGTAGTGTTTCAACATATAGAAGTACAACAAGATATAAAAGAGCTGTTGATGAAGGAGTAGTAAAAACTGCAGCGGAAGTAGCGAAAGAGTATATGACTATTGAGGAACAAATAAATCAATTAGAACAATAAATAAGAGAATATGTAGGAGGCTTAGAATGAGCGAATCAGATGCAATTCAAGAGGTGCGTGAAACATGTATTGAGATAAAAGGTCTTTTGAAAAATATGAGTGATACAACTGAACTAAAGTTAAAGAATTTTGAAGAAAAAATTAAGGTAGCTAATAATCGTATAGCTGATCTTGAAGAAACAAATAAATGGTTATGGAGAGCCTTTGCTGGTAGCTTAACAAGTGCAGCAATGGCTCTTTTAATTAATATTAAATTTTAAGGAGAGATGATCTATGGAAAACTTATTAACTTTTATCCCAGAGAACTTAGTTATAGTTATTTTTGCTTGCTATGCATTTGGAGCGTTTTTAAAGCAGCTACAGAGCTTTAAGGATAAGTATATAACATTAGCACTCATGGTGTTTTGTATAACATTCGCAGTGTTATTAAATATAATTAATGCAGAATATAAGGTTTTATTTGATGCTATTGTAAATGCAGTGCTACAAGGTATTTTATGTTGGGGAGTAGCAGTAGGAATAAATCAGACAAGTAAGCAGCTTAAAAAATCAGAGTAGATTTAATTTCTACTCTTTTTATTTTAAATTTAGGAGGAATGTATATGTTAATTCAAAGATTAATTTCATCAGATAAATATGGTATTAAATGTCCTTACGTTATGGATCCTATAGGTATTTGTATTCATAACACTGCTAATGATGCTTCGGCAGCTAATGAGATTGCATATATGCAGAGAAACAACAATGAGGTTAGTTTTCATATAGCTATAGATGATAAAGAAGCAATTCAAGGAATTCCATTTAATCGTAATGCTTGGGCAGCAGGTGATGGAAACGGACAAGGAAATAGAAGATATATTCATGTAGAGATTTGTTATTCTAAATCAGGAGGACCTAAATTTGAAGCAGCAGAGAGGATAGCAGCTCAAGAAGTAGCAGCATTATTAAAGCAATATGGATGGGGAATAGATAGAGTTACGAAGCATCAAGACTTTAGTGGAAAATATTGTCCTCACAGAACCTTAGATATGGGGTGGCAAAGATTTTTAAATATGATTCAAGATGAATTGAATGGAACATCTCAGCCAACTAATGAGTTATACAGAGTAAGAAAAACATGGGCAGATGCGGCAAGTCAAAAGGGAGCATATTCAATTAAAGAAAATGCCGTAGCTGAATGTAAAAAACATAGTGGCTATAATGTATATGATAGTAAGAGGAATGTTGTATATTCAAATGGTGGATCTCACACATCAGAATCTACACCAACTAAAGAAAAAATTGATTTATTTAGTAGAGTAGCTGTAAATGGTAGAGGTTCAAAGTACTATGATTGGGTAAAGAACTTAACTGACTATACTGGAGATATGAAAAATCCTTGTTGCCTATTTATGGCTTACCCAACTAAAGGAGAGGTGCGCTTTAGGGTATCTCCTATAAGTGAGGGAAGATATTATTCAGAGGTACAAAACTATTATTCTTCAAAAGGGATTTATGATGAAGCAGGACTTCCAAACGTACCATTTGATAAAATTCAAATGAGATTTGATTTACCAGGTTACAAAATTAGATATCGTGCAATGTGCAATGGTTGTTGGTTAGATTGGGTTGAGAATGGAAATTCATATATGGAAGGTCACAATGGGTATGCAGGATTAGGAGATGGAACACCTATAACTGCAATAGAATGTGAAATTGTGGCTAGATAATTAAAAGGCTAGTGGGTTAATTCCCAACAGGTTTACTTTTGAGTTGCAAAAAAGATTTTCACATGGAAAATCACAAATAGTTTCACAGTAAAATTCACACAAAGAAAACCAGAAATATTTAAATCAATATTTCTGGTTTTTGCTTTAGTTATATTAAATATATGGATAACCCTTGATTTATTTATTTAATTCTTCTATGAATACAGATAAATCTCCATGTAAATTACTAATTAGATTACTATTATTAAGTTTCCAATTTCCCTCTTCTTCACTAAGGTTGAAGTAATATGAGAATTCTTTTTCAATATTAGTATTCTTTTCAGTCAAAATAAAAGTTACATCATAACTATGGACATCTTCATCAGATGATTTTTTAGTATTAATCTTTAAGTCCTTTATTTCCATATCTATCTTCGAACCAAACCTGTCATTTTCTCCACTTTGAGTAGATTCACCAATACGATATACTGGACCATACCATCTATTATTGCAAAATGATGTATAAGCATCCTCAGTAAAGTATTCTTTGTAAAGTTCACTATCAGGACGTGAATCTGTAAAGAATGTTTCGATAAAGTTTGTAATTAAGGTTATTTCTTCAGAATTCTTTTTGCTACCACAACCTGAGAATATAAATGGTACAGCTAATGTAATTACTACAATGCTCATAATAAAGTTAGATAGTTTTCTTTTCATACTTTAGATTCCCCCTTAAATTTTATTAATTTTATTTATAATTCAATATAAAATATTGAATTATACTTAATTATACATCAAATATAATTTAACTTCCACTATTTACAATTTTATCTAAAATAAAGAATATCCTTGTAGGTATATACTTTATTTGCTATTCCTATTTTCATAGCTGGTGTTTTCCTATCCTCCTTAGGTCCGCTACCTTGAAGAGTACAGAAGTTATATACAGTTCTAAATATAGTTATTATCTGTTGAGCGTACTTTGGGTTATAATTTGCTGATACATGTACCTATGACGGTAAATATGAAATTTGGCAGTATACTAGTTCAGGACAAGTAGCTGGAGTAAGTGGAAATTGTGATATGAATATATCATATACAGATTTCCCATCTATTATGGCTAAGTTAGGCAAGAATGGGTATTCAGCAAATGACAATAAACCAGTTGAGCCATCTAAACCAACTCCACCACCTGCAGCATATAACACATACACAGTTCAACCAGGGGACACATTAAGTGGTATTGCTAGTAAATATGGAACTACTTATCAGAGACTGGCTGAGATTAATGGAATTACTAACCCTAACATCATTCATGTAGGACAAGTTCTTAAAGTATACGGAACTACTGCATCTATATCAGTAGGTTCAAGAGTTAAAATTGTTGGGTCTAACTATGCAACAGGACAAACTATACCAAGTTGGGTTAAAAATAATGTTTACACAGTACAACAGATAAGTGGTAGCAAAGCTCTTATTAAAGAGATTGTAAGTTGGGTATATATAAAAGATTTAATTTTAGTTTAATTTTAAGGCTAGTGGGTTAATTCCCGCTAGCCTTATTTTTATGTTCTAATACTCCCCTATATTGAATAAAGTGTTATTACATAGGTACTCCCCTGTGTACACAATGTGTACTGAGGGGATGCACAATGTGAATTAAACCTTTATAAAAAAGTATAAAATCTTAATAACAAGAAAGTGGGGGAGACACATGAACACATTTGAAGTAATGAAACAAAAGATAAATAATCAATTAAAGCAACAGCAAGAAAAATTAAAACCAAAAGAAATTATTGATGATAGACAAGCTTTCGATTCAAGAATAAACTGGAGAGTGACCGAGGAAGAAAAGAATTTAATCAAGGATATGGCCAAGCTCCAGCACATGGATGTATCAACTTTTTTAAGACAGTTAGTTTTTAATTGGTACATTAATGATTATATTAAAAATTAAAATAATCTAATCGCAATTTAAAAGTTTTAATTATCTTATATTGAATATTAGGTGATGGAGTTTTATATCCATTTTCCCAGTTTGCTACTGTGGTATTTTTATTACCAATCATAGCACCGAACTGATTTTGGGTTAAACCTAAGCTTAATCTTAGTTTTCTAATTTTTTGACCTACATTATCTGTAGGCAAAGCACATAGCACTGAATCTTTATAAGATTTTAAACTAATATATAAAGGTTCAAGGGCAATATTAAAAAATGTTGCATTTTTGTACATACTGCACATGCAAAATTAATGACTTCATATTATCCATTAGATAAACTCAGAAAGATTGAAGGATTAGAGGATGCTAAATTTGTCGATCCATATGCAGGTGGAAAAGGGAACTCTATAAGATATTTATCAGTTGCGCCAAGAAGCAATCAGATGAAGGTTATAGGAGTAGATAATCTTTTCTGTGCTGGAGAAAAAAGCGGTTTATTTGTAGGACATACAGAGGCTATGACCACTGGTTTTTTAGCAGGGCACAATGCAGTTAGAAGCCAATTAGGAATGCCTATGTTAACCCTTCCTAGAAATTTAGCTACTGGTGATTTAATTGCTTATGCTAATGAAAAGGTAGAGACTATAGAAGGCAGACGTAATCGTTATACATTTGCAGGGGCAGAGTTTTTTAATAGGATGAAGGAAAGAGGTTTATACACATTAGATATTGATGAAATAAAAGCAAGAGTCAGTAAGCTTTCATTAGATAATATATTTGACCAAAAGCTTGTATAA